AGACCAAGAGCAAGTTTGGTGATCTTGCAACCAAGATCAAGGGAACTCCACGCTACTACTTGAACGTGGTGGATCGTCGTTTCCAAGAGGCTAATCCAGACGATACGACGGGTGCCGTTAAGATTCTTAGCACTGGTCAGAAGGTGTTCAAGAAGATTATGGATGGCATCTTCAATCCAGATTACCTGGACGAAAACGATCCAGACAACACCAATGTTCTTTCGATCAAGAAGGGTAACGACTTCGTTCTTGAGCTTGGTAAGAGTGGTGAGTTCAATAACTACGATCAAAGCACGTTCCGTATCAAGAAGACCCCTGCGGGTAATGACCGTGAGGTTCGGGCTTGGATGGAGTCGATGCACGACATTCATGGTCTTATCAAGATCGGAGACTATGATGAAGGTAAGAAGCTTGTAGACATGCTTCGTGTTAATGTTGATGGTGCAAGAGGTCCTCAGAGAAACACTGACGAGGATGATGATCTTGGAGAGAAGAGATTTAATAAGGAGTTGAAGGTATGAAGAACTTGTTGTTAGCTAGTTTGTTGTTGTTCGTCCCAGCATGTGTTTCGAATGATTCACTTGATGGGCTCAATATGACCACTTCTGATTACTTGGTAGATCCCCCAGGTCTAGCGAGTCCAGATGTAACTGTTATCCCAAAGCAGGCATTCCCGCCAGAGGTATCAGAAAGTGAAAAGTTTAAGGGCAAGGAAATTGTAATTGCGCCCGATAGCTTGGTTAAGGCTGGGGCACCGAAGATTGATTTTGTTATTAAGGAAGAAGAGGGCGGGATTGCTCTTTGGTTCCTAGAGGTGGGATCATTTCTCGCTGGTGTCGGAGCTACGTTTATCCCTCAGTTGGCTCTATTGGAGGCTCTTCTCACAATGTTGTCGCGCAGAAAGCGTCAGCACTATGCAGATGCGGCGAGAGCAATTCTACCATCTAACGGTAGCGTAGACCTGAAGGATGCGCTGATTAGCGTATTGAAGGCTCTGGGTGTAAGGCACACGAAGGTAGAACCTCCTGCTCCACCTCCTCAAGCTTGATGCTTGAGCGTCTGAAAACTTAAAGTTTTCCCCCTGTAATGAAAAATGTTACAGGGGGTTTTTTATTTTTAGGCTATAATATCTGATATGTTCGACGGCAAGAAATTAAAGATATTAGTTGTAAATCCAAATCAGGGCGGATGTGCATACTACAGAAGTCTAATGCCCTACCACAAACTTCAGGAGCTTTACCCTGATTTAGTGGACATCAAGTTTGATGAGAATCCACTTAAATTCGATTTAAAGACTGGAAAGTTTGAGTATCCTGGCGCGGAGTTAGGCGAAGCACCGGACGATATTAAGTGGGCACATGTTGTCCTTATTAATAATATAAGCAACTTTGGTGGGCCATATACGGCTAAAGTTCAGGAGATAGCCCACAGAGCTGGTAAGTTTGTTCACTTCGATACAGATGATCTCCTCACTGAACTTTATGATGAGCATCACTTAATTGATGTTTATAAGAATCAAGGACTGAGTGAGCTAACTAAGCACCTGTATTACAACTCACATTTAGTGACTGTGACCCAAGTTAAATTTGCAGAGCGCATAAAGCCGTTTTGCCGGGGTATCTTGGCCGTAGTGAAGAACGCCATAGACTACAGATTGCCAAGCTGGAATGCTCCTAGGACCCCCTCAAAAGCCGTCAGAATAGGCTGGGCAGGAGGCATCCACCACAACCCAGATGTAAAGATATTTTCCTCTGTTCCTCACTTAGTAAACCAAAAGGTAGGGAGAGAGAACGTGTTCTGGGACTTCTATGGTATGCCACCTCCTCCTAAGGAGGAGAAGGAGAAGAAGGATTGGCAGAATCAGGTATGGCACTTCTATAAGGCTGAATTATTAAAGGGCTTCAAGGGGCAGAGAAACTGGAATACTCACTACGCTGCTGGTCCATCTGAATATGGCGTATTCTATGCCAACATGGACATAGCGATTGCACCACTTCAAATGAATCCTTTTAATGACAGCAAGTCAGATATAAAAGTCGCTGAAGCTGGTAGATACAAAGTTCCATTAGTAGCATCCAATATCGGCTGCTACAGTGACGTAATTAAAAATGGTGAGACTGGATACTTGATAGATCCAGATGCTCCTAAGTTGGAATGGGTGAGAGTTCTATCCAAGCTTGTGAAGGATCATAAGCATAGGAAAGAATTAGGTGAGAATTTACACAAAATTACTGAAGAGCTTTTTGATGTAAATAAGGTAGTGAAGCACAGATTGGACATTTACGAAAAATGTTTTCAGGCTATGCAATATAAATTAGATGGAGATAACAAATGAAAGGTGAATGGTGTTACTGGAATAATTATTTTTCTAAGGAAGATTGTGAGAAAATTATACAATTAGCTCAAAAACTTCCATTAGTTGATTCTACATTAGGCATAAGTGGTAAACCATCGGACCCTACTGTTAGAAGAAGTAAGCTAAGATGGATTTTTGAGGAGAATCCCGACTTCACGGATGTATTTAAGAAATTCTGGGAGCTTGAGATAAGGATGAACAGAGATTTCTTTGGATTCAATGTTCAGAAGTTACCTCCATTACAATTCACTGAATATGACTCTGAATATGAGGGCGAGTATAAGTCTCACCAAGATGTGTTTTGGTGCAAGGAGGATAACTCTCATAGAAAAATATCTATGGTGGTTCAGTTATCCGACCCATCAGAGTATGAGGGTGGTAGGCTCATATTAGAGAGAACAACTCATCCACTTCCAGATACCTGCACACAACAAGGGACTGTAATAGCCTTCCCATCGTTTATTTATCACAGACTTGAGCCAGTGACCAAGGGTAAGAGATATAGCCTAGTAGGTTG